AAAATAGAAAACCAAATCGCCGCGCACGTCGGGAAAAGCGTGTCTTTCTCGGTGTCGAATCGGACGAGGGGAAAATCGGCTGGCGTGATCGGCTGCGGGATTATTTTCGGAGGAAAACAGGATGATACACTTTTTACGATACAACTACGCACGACTGAGAACCTGGTTGATGCGCCGGCAGTATAAGAGGGCCCACAAGACTGGAAAGATGCACGCCTGGGCTACGGCGATCCTTGGAATTTCTGGCGCAGCGGCGGCGGCATGGGAGGCGGCAGAGACGGCGCCGCACCCGGAAATGGACGCCGCGCTCAATAGAATGCAGTCGATTTTATTCGAAAGGGAATCCCGCAAGCCGATTATGGTGGGCGATTCGCTTTGCGATATACCGCGGGAAGAATTCTGGTCGATCAAGAGCAATAGGAATCTGTCTCTGAGCGGTCAAACTACAGGAGGCTATTGTCGCTTGATTAGGCGAGTATATGAATTTGTGCCTCCGGAATTCCATCCTTCCGCGATCGTCACGCCGTGTTTCGGAAACAACGGCTGGTTCGCGCCGCCGCCAGACCGTCTGGAAGACGAAATAATTTTGGCACTGAGCATGACCAGGCGCCTGTTCCCAGACGCAAGAATAATTATACCGGAATTCCCGCCGAGCTATTCCCCGGCCCTACAGGTTCTGCGGCCGATCATGGCGGCGATAGTGCGCGAATGGATGCAGCGCGATGAGAATGCGGTTGTAATCAGCTTTGAAAAATTCGGCGGCTGGAATCCGTCGGTGTGCTTGTCCTCGGACGGCGTCCACTTCACTCCCGAGGGTGTGCGCCGATTTGACGCGGCGATCGTCAAAGCCATTAAAGGGTATCCGTCTTCTATTGTGACGACGTATAGAGTAATATATGCCTGAAGAAAAACGAAAACCACTTCGAACGGGTTCGATCTACACGGCCAGCGGTTCGGTATTTTGCGGGGAAGAAGTGAAGCTTGACCTGAGAAAGCCGGCGCCGGTCTCTGATTTTGACCGGATATTTGCGGCTGGCGCTCGGACGCGGCGATCGGCTCAGGCAAGTTCTGGGTTGAGCGTCCGGCAGAAGGAGTGAATAATGAATATCGTAAGAAGAATTATCAAGAGATTAATGGGTGAAAGAAACATCGGTCTGGTTCGAGTGTCGATTAAAAATCCGGACGGCTCGATCATGCATCTCTGTACAATGGACGAATGCTGGCTGAGAACAGTCGAGCCAAAAGGTAGACATAATGAGCGAAAAATCAATGAACGAGATAGTGATGGAGCGCGTCATCAAGGGTGAGATGATGCTGTTTTTAATCGGCCAGTTCCTGCACAAGCGCGGGCTCCGCGGCGAGTTCGACGAGTTCATGGCCGAAAATACGCTTGACTGGATGCCGAAACAGAACCAAAACGAATCAGATGGCGGAAAAAGGTAAACATGCGGGCGGGCGCCCCTCGAAATACAAGCCTGAGTTCGTCCACCAAGCATACGAGATAGGGAAGCTCGGGGCCACGGACGAACAAATCGCATCAATTTTTCAGGTTGCAATAGCGACTATCAGCAACTGGAAAACGGACTACCCCGAGTTTTTAGAAGCCCTAAAACGCGGCAAGCGACACGCGGACGAGGCGGTAATAAAGTCTCTTTACGAACGGGCAAACGGCTACACCTGCAAAGAGACAAAAGTCCTTGTCGTGAAAGGCGAAGTGGTCCAGGTCGAGATCGAAAAGCACCATCCGCCGGACGTGACAGCCTGCATTTTCTGGCTGAAAAACAGGGACCAGGCGAACTGGAGAGACAGGACTGAGGTCACGGGGGAAGGCGGTGCTCCGGTCGGGCTGATAATCAAACGGTATACCGAACCGGCGGGTGAAATTGACGGCCCTCGAAATACGGACAAATAGTAAGCCTCAGGACGATTTTGTATTCAGCGAGGCGTTTGAGACACTTTTCGGCGGCCGGGCCGGCGGCGGCAAAACTCACGCGATGGCGATCGCGCTGATACTGGGGGTCGATCACGCAGACTATTCCGCACTTGTGCTGCGGCGAACATTCCCGGAATTGGTCGGTAAGGGGGGCATTATCGGGATTCAACGCGAATTTTATCCGGCGCTGGGCGGCGTATTCAACCGGCAGGAAAAATCCTGGTCGTTCCCTTCGCGGGCTGAGATTAAATGCGGGCACATGAAAAATGCCGATAGCCATTACAACTACCAGGGCAAAGAGTATCACGTAATCGGTTTTGACGAGCTGTCGCACTTCCTGCCTGAGCAGTATCAGTACATGTTCTCTCGCGTTCGGCGAAAGTCGGACAGCGCATTCCCGACCAGAATTCTGGCTACCGCAAACCCGGGCGCGCTGTGGGTTTACGAGCGCTGGCGTCCGTGGCTGGACACGAAGCATCCCAACCCGGCAGCGCCCGGCGAAATACGTTACGTCCGGCTCGAAGGCGAGGAAGAGAAATACGTCGAATACGACCCGGACGACAAATTGCAATGGAGCCGGACTTTTATCCCGGCGTCGTACAAAGACAACCCTGATCTAAATCAAGACGAATACGAGCGGACCCTGGACGCGCTCCCGTATATTGAGCGCCAGCGGCTAAAGTACGGCGATTGGGGGATCACGCCGGGGTCTGGAAAAATCCTGAATCGTGAGTGGTTCGGAGTGGTCGACAAAGTGCCGGATGGTCTCGGGGTGTATCGGTACTGGGACTTTGCAGCGTCGGAGAAAAAAACAAGGGGCGACGACCCGGACTATACTGCAACATGCTATCTTGCGACCGACGGGCAGAAATACTACCTGCGAATAGACCGGAAGCGCGTGACCTGGCAGACGCTAAAGATGTGGTTTTCGGCCTGCGTCCAGCAGGAATCGTGGTGTGTCCACGGCTGGGAGCAGGAGGGCGGCGCGAGCGGGAAAATACTGTCAGCGGAATTGCAGGAGATCGCGGCCCGGTACGGCGTCGGCGGTCACGGCGTCCCGGCATCCGGCCAGGGCGACAAGGCGCAGCGGGCGCAGCGCTGGTCCTCTTTCGCCGAACAGGGCAGAGTTTATTTGCTGACCGGCGGAGAACCGATTGACAATATTCTGCACGAATTCCATTCTTTTCCGGATGGGAGTCACGACGACATGGTCGACGCGGTGAGCGGTGCATTTTTACTTGCGTCAATCGGTTCGGGTGCGGCTGTCGGGAGGTATTGAGATGGTTATTTTAATTGCATTCGGGATTGCGGCGCTAATCGTTGTGTACGTATTCTATAAGCTATACGTCTGGCCTGTTATTTTGCGCGATAGATGGGAGGGATCGCAAATTCAGCAGGATTTGTGCTCGCAGAATGTTTTCGATATAGTTCGCCCGGACGGAGTTCGATATTTCGGATTCGAAGATTCCTGGTTGCGCGCGGACGGACGGCCAGTGACTGGCGTAGATATTAGATTCTGCAATGCGATTCTGGACGGGTATCGGATGCGTGAGAATTTGAAAACTGGCATTTAGTTGTTTTGGATTTGTCGCGCTGACGGTGGCGTTGCTGATTGTTCGGGAGGTGTTTCTGAATAAAATCCGCTGGGATTTAGACCAGACTCTTTCTTTCATCGCTTTCATGTCTGGCATGTCAGCGCTTTGTGTTTTCCCGTTTCTGCTTGTTTGCGTATATCCTGGAACTCAGGAACGCAACCGATACGATCCTGGCGGTTCTTAAAAAAGCTTGACAATTGTTCCCGAGTCAGTCTATTGGCGCTGTGGGCTTCTATTCTCGCACAAGGGACGCGGTGAAAGTCGGACTTCGCGTCTTCCGCGCGCACGCTTCGCTACCGGAGGGCGCCGCGTCTCAAGTCGATCATTTGTTGCCGCCTGAACCCGAGCAGGGAAAAGACTTTGATCAGCGCCGCGGCAACGAGCTGTACACGACGTACGAGACCCAGGTCAATGCGATTTACAATCTATACGAGAACCGGTCGCAGTTCGGGTGCGGCGAGACGCGGATGGTTATCGACTGGAGGGCCACCCAGATCGCAGGAAACGGCGTCAACTTTTCCAGCGAAGACCCGGCTACGAACGAATTTCTGACGCGATGGTCGCGAGAAAACAAGCTGACCGGGCTTCGGGCATGGGAATTCGCCCGCACCGGCGAGATGGAAGGCAAATCGCTCCTTTACAACGAAAAGCGCACCGTACGGGGAAAGAAAAAAATCTTAGTCAAGCATCTCCCGTGGTACCGGTGGCAATACAGGGTTTACGGTAGCGATGACGACGGCGAGGAAATAGACCGCATCGAATTTCAGGACGCGAAAAAGCAGCTCGTTAAATTGACGGAAGGACAATTCGTTTATGCGCGGCTCGGCGGCGTTTCTTCTAATCGTGACGGATACGTATTGAATAATACTACGCCGCCCGTCGCGTATTCTCTGTATCACCTGGTAAATCTCGGGCGATGCCTTGCGGATCTCCGGGATAATAACCACCTTTTCTATAAGCCGGCACTGGCCCTGGAAGCAAAGGACTCATTAAGCGCGCAGTCATTGCGGTCGCTCCTGTTTGGACGAAAAACAAAGGGAGATCTGGCTGCCGAATTGCAGGTGAATGACCGGACGTTTTATATTGTCGACGGGAAGATGTATTTTGTCGAGCCGTCCGGCGCCTGTGTAGAATCGTCGATAAAAGAAGCCACAATACTCACGCAAAAAGTTTCATCCGACCAGGGAATTCCGGTGCATTTCCTCGGTATGCCGAATCTAATGTCGAACCGCGCGACGGCGGACGATCTGCACGAGATGGTCAACGGTACTACGATGCGCCAGCGCGAGGCGTGGAAAGACGCGTACACCGAACTGGCAAGGCAGGCTTGCGAACTGGACGGCGGAAATTACGATCTGGATTCTATCACCGTTACGATGCCGGTCGTGATGCTTTCCGATATTGATCGAATCGTCCGCGTCTGGTTGCCGCTCTATCAAGAGGGGTTGATCGACAAGCGGTCCATGATCGAAAAAATCCCTGGCGTGGACCCTGAAATAATTCTCGAAAGGCTCGAAGAGCAGTCGCAAGAGAGGCAGCGCCAGAGCCAGGAAATGGCCGGCTCGATCCTCGACGAGATGAACAATCGCCGCCAGGCGGAGGAAGCGGCATGAGGCTAATTCTACACTGCGAAAAACGCCTATCTCTGAGCAAGGATGAAATCCTGTCTCTGATGGACGACACGACGCTTGCCGCAATCAAGGCGGTGGACGCGGCGCCAGTATTTCAGGCGTACGTGGCAATGGCCGAGGGCGAAGCGAATCCCACAGTTTTTGACGATCAATCCGCAAAGGCCGGTATTCTGGAAATCACTCGCGGGGCCGTGGCAACGTTCGTTGATTCGGTTCGTTCGAAAATCGGTGAAATTAAAGATTCATTACGACTATGGGTGAACCACTCCGACGCGCGCAATGCAGCCGAAGCCAATCAGCAACGGCCCGCAATCGCATATGTTGCCGGGGCCCGGACTATGACGATCGGCCAGAAGCTATACGGCGTAATTGCGGCATATTTCCCGCCAGAGTCTCGCGCGCACGCGGGCCAGTACGATTCAGTATCCGCAGAATTTAATTTTGAGTCGGACGAGAACAAGACCGGGCGCCATCTCGTCGATAAAATAGTCAGTGTTTTCGGAATCGCGCTTTTGCCGAAAGGCGCCCGGCCCGCGGTATCGGAAGCGAAATCGCTCGGCGTAGCTTACGCACAATATACCCCTGAGAGGGGAGGAAGGATTATGGACTTAACGGCAGTGAATTTTGAGGATCTTGTTTCCGAAATGCGGAGACGGCATACGCAATTCAAGCAAATATATCTACCGGACCAACTGATCGGGAAGCGCCATCGTCATAATGACGGCACGATTCAATGGATCGGCGGCGACTCAGAAGTCAATGGGATCGTCAACAAGGTGATAGAGGATACTCTCGCTAAAGAGCGCGAGGAAATTGAGGCTCCCTGGAAAGAAAAGATCAAGGCTCTCGAAGAGAAAGAAAAGGAAATCGCCGATCTGAAAGCAGAGTCGCTGCGATTCAAGGCCGTTCCTTCGCTACAGGCTAAGGTCAAGGAACTAAAGCTCGACGCAGTGCTGGCGGGCCGCATAGACCGCCGGGCTGCGCAGTTTACGCCTGGCGAAGACCTTGACAAATCGATTCAGGAATTTATCGACCGCGAGAAAGCAGAGTACGAGGCCGATCTGGCGTTGATGCCGGAAGACAAACGTCCAACGCCGAACCTCGGCGGAACGGATACTGGTCGAAGCGCCGACTCGAATGCGCCAGAAAACTGGATCCCAGACTATCCGGAAGAATTCAAATAAAAGGCTTGACAATGAGCGACGACACAGTACATATTCACAACAACAGCTTGAGCAAGCACAGGCTTCCGCGAGACGGAGATGTCAAGCGCGAAGAGCCCGAAACTCAGGCACCATTCGACGCATCCTCAATCGAGGACGAGGCCGGAGAGGCGAAGAAGCGCGGAGAGCGCGCCCCCTGATAAAACTCAGGAGGGCGAATCCAATTCTGGAGGCTCTCCACAATGTCAATTTTTCTCCGCGACACAACGGAGATTATCTACTCAACGATAATCGACACTCCGTCTGGCGGTATCACAAAAGGCGATTTCGTACAGGTCGGCTCAGGCTCGGTCTACGGATTCGCGTTTTCCACCGCAACACTCGATCCAACGGACCGCGACAATTACGCCGAACAGGTGACGATCGTCACCAAAGCGCGTCAGGTACGTATCACCAAAGACACAGGCACAGGCGAACCGGAGTTTGCCCAGGGCGAGACGGTCTATATTGACCCCGCGACCGACAAGGCAGAAAAATCCGGCGGCAGCAATATCAAAGTCGGGTTCGCCCTGACTGCCGCAACAACGGCGGACGACGGAGTCACTTCTGACTTCGATGGCCGGCTGGGTCTGTAAGGAGGTCCAAAAGTGAACGAAAATACAATCGTAAAAAAAGCGCACATGAGCGCGTTCTTTGACCTTTTGCAGTCCGGAATTGATCCGAAACGCGGCGAAGGCGAAAAGACCGAGATCAGCAAAAAAGTCTCTGGGATCATGACCGCCTTCCTGCGGCGTCCCGAGTCGGAGCTCAAGCAGGCGAACGAAAAAATATCAACGCTCGTCGCGCACGCTTCTACGGCGAAAGGCGATATTCCGAATATCCTGACCGACATGGCCCAGGTTTTCCGGATCGTCAGAAACTTCGACACTGCCTGGGAACAGGCGTACACCGAAGCTCTGGTCGATCAAGGCAAGGATTACTGGGAAATCGCCGACATGACGAACGGCATCCAGTTCCGGAAAATTCCGGAAGCCGGTCGCTTGCTCGTCGAGGGTATTTCCGGTTCTCTGGCCCTGGCCCGGGTCGAGAAATTCGGCGCCGCGCTCGGGTGGACTGACGAAGCAATCCGGTTCCGGCGTATCAATATCTTGCAACAACAGGCTCAGGCCGCGCAGGATTCGTACGCGCAGGACCGGGCAGATCGTCACTACCTGCTGCTTGCTGGCGCAATCCTCGGCGGCGGTGTGAACACCACGACTTACCAGGCGGCCGGATCGCCGGCACTGAGCGAGCGGGAGCGCGACGTCAAGACGATCAACAGCGCTGCGTTCGCCCTGGCGAATCGATTGAAAGATCAGCACGTCGGGAACCCGCTGGGTCAGGAGATGATCCTCTACGCGAACCCGATTTTATGGGATCGGATTATCGCGGCTCTGCGTCAGACTTCGCAGGACGTACCGGGCGCGCCGAATCGGGTGCTGTACAACATCAGGTATATCCCGACGTTCAACAGCTATCTGAATTCGACGACGGGCGAATCGACCAATACGACGGCGCTCCTCGTACTACCTGGCTTCAAAAACCAGAAGGCAACCGTCATGGAGCCGACGTCGTATTTCCGCTTCGATCACCTGACGCTCGGGTTCACCGAGGCGATCTGGAGTTACTACGGAGCAATCGCAGAGGCGAGCGCGGCGCAAACTCAGGTGCAGGCCGTCGAATTCGCGTAACAAATGTGGGCAACACTGACAGAGGCGGCCAGTTACCTCGGCGAAACAATCGGCGGCGAAGCGTGGGCTTCGCTGACTTCCGATCAGCAGTCGAGGTATCTGACAACCGCCTTTCGTCAGTTGTCAAATGACCCGAATTATTGCTTTCCGGATGATACGGAAACGTACATGGCCAGCGCCAATATCGAACTGGCGTTCTGGCTGGCTTCGAATCCGGACGCGCAAAAAGCGGTCGATCTTGCAAATTCCGGTGTCGAGTCGTTTCGGATCGGCCAATTTGCGATGGCATTCCGCGGCGATGATCAAATTTCCGTCGGGCGGGCATCGTACCCGGCAGTGGTGATCAATCTGCTTGATCGTTACCGCTGCGATATACCGGCGGCGGCGAAATTTATCAGAACCAATGGCTGACGCGGCTGAAAAGAAGATGGCCCGGATCGGGCTCACGGAACTCTTGCGAGTGATGCGGGCCGCACGGGTGAGTATCGCCAGGCAAATATCGGAGGGCGTCGCGAACCCGGGCCGATGGGAGGACAAGCTGTCCAGGATCTCGGCCACGTACGAACTTATCCGGCGGCAGTGGGCCGAATACATCAGCTCTGAGATACCGGAGCAATATGGCCGCGGTATCAAGGCGGCTGCGGCAATCCTCAAAGAACGACTGCGGCAATCGGTCCCAGAACTCGGGACGGTTGCGGCACTTGTCTCAGACTCGATAGCGCGGATGAATCTCGCGACGCGGGAAGGCGAGGAGCTGGTCCATCTGCTTTTCCGGCGCACCCAGCAGGCTGCTTTGCTCGACGAGGAAATATCCCGGCGTCTGGCCGAGGGCCTGACCGACGAAGCTACGCCGAATAATCTGAAAAAAATACTGAAAACTGACCTGTACAAAGCGCTTTCAGGCGGAAATGTTCTGCTGATAAACGGGCGGCGGTACAAGGTCGATAACTACGCCGAAACCCTGGCGCGCACGCGCACGCGCGAGGCCCAGAGCGCTGCGACACTCGATACCGTGAATTTTGCAGGCGAGGATCTGGTGAGAGTCAGCAGCCACAACACCACTACCCCGCTTTGCAAAAAAGGAAACAAGCTCGGATCGCCTGTGTACGAAGGGTCAATAAATTCCCTGTCGGGCCGCCACCCGAAATATCAAAAACTTGATCGGGTATGCCCGTTCCATCCGAATTGCCAGCACGTGATAACGGCGTATATCGAGGTCGCGGCGTGATTCGGGTTGGAAACGAAAATGCACGCCCGAGGATGCCGCACGCCATGATTCGAGTATCCCGCGCCGCGCCGACCGGCAATACAAACTGGCTTGTGGAATGGTGCAAAGGCGAAGACGTTTTTGTCGTTGCGGGTGGATCGTCTCTCAAAGATTTCGATTTTTCGAAACTGAAGGGACGTCGCGTCGTAGCTGTGAACCGATCAATATACAAAGTTGACGCGGATATTGTTTGCTTTCTGGACGCCGAAATGGCGGCTGAATTTCGCAAGAAGTTCCCTGATTTTCCGGATGGTTGGAAAACGCGCATCGTCGCAGGGCATTACGGGGGCGTATATCCGTCCAGGAATGTTACTGTTGTACGGATTTCGAATATGATGCCGCGCGCTGCTTCGCCGCATGGACCGATGGTTGGCCGCGCGTCTTCGGCACAGCTCGGAATTTCGTGCGCTATCGTTGGGGGCGCGCGAAAGATTTATCTGCTCGGTGTCGATGGCGATTCGAACGGTCATAACACACCACACCCAAACGATGCAAAATCGAAGGAATGGCACAAGGCGCAATACGGCAGAATCGCAAGTTCATTTTCCGCTTTCGAGCCGTGGAAATCGATGATCGTAAATCTGAACAAAAAATCGAACGTGAAAGTGTTTCCGTTCGGGGATGTTGACGAGGTTCTCGCGTGATACCGATCTTTATACCAGCGCGCGGTAATTCGAAGCGGATTCCACGGAAGAATTTGCAGCCATACAGGGACACAACCCTGCTCGGGTGGGGGATTCGGAATGCGTCACGGGTCGGGCCAGTCTATGTTTCTACGGATTGCGCCGAAATTGCGTCTAACGCGCGAGAAAGCGGAGCGACAGTTATCGACCGCCCGGCGGATATTGCGGACGACTATACTCACGCTTTCGAAGCTCTAAAACACGCTCTGCCGTTGATGGGGATCGAAAAATACGTTGGGATGCTTAATATCACATGCCCTGAGCCAGGCTGGCCGCAAATAATCGAAGCATTGCCGGCGCTGATGAAACGCAATCGAATTGCGGCATTCACGGCCTACCCATTCCGGGGATTTATTTATTCGCGCAAGGGGCCGGTGCTTGAATCGCATAACAGAGCGTGGAACCAGCGCCCGCGATCTCAGGATCAGCAGACGTATAGGGAATCAGGCGCGTTCTATTTTTTCCGTGCCGACCATGTAATGCTTATGCCTGATCAGATCATACCGCAATCTCAGATTATAGAAGTGCCGGAAACTCCGGAAATCGACTACCCGGAGGACCTCGAAAGATGCCGCATTTTGTCGCAGAAATAGGGATAAATCACAACGGGGACCCGGCGAATGCGATTAGAATTGCAACACGTCTGAAGGGATATGCCGACGTTATAAAATTCCAGCATATGCACCCGCGAAAATTCCTGTCGTTGGAATCGTATAACAGCCCGCACCCGGTCCCCGAAAATTCATTCGGGGCATCGTACGGAGAGCACAAGGAATTTCTGTACTGGCCTATCGAAACACACAGGGAAGTTGCGAACACAATTCGCACTCTCGGAATGCAGGTCGCCTGGTCAGTATGGAACCATGATGCGGTCGATGAGGTGCTCGCGTCTGAGCCTGCGTACGTCAAAATACCGTCCGCGCTCTGTAATGATTTCGGGCTATTGCAGCACGTTTTCAGTGGAGCGAAATGCCCGATCCATATTTCGTTCGGAATGACGCGCGGAGAAGAGCGCGAGGCCCTGATCGCATTTATCGCGAGGTTTCCGGGAGTCGAACATGTTCTATACGATTCCACGTCGGATTATTCTAACGAAAATGGGAGTGTCTACATGACGCGACTGAATTCCGGTGTTTGCGGGTTTTCATGCCATGCGCCTTCGATCGCGTTCGGAATTGTTGCTGCTTCTCACGGATTCGATTATGTCGAATACCATGTGACCTTATCTCGCGACATGAAAGGAACAGATCACACAATATCACTCGAAGTCGAAGAATTTCAGGAAATGGTATCTTTGTGCAGGGATGCGGCGCGTATAAGTGACAAGCGACCGGACGAAGTCTCAGAATTTGAGGCGAGTGCCCGGAAAAAACTATGGCTCGGCGGAGAACAATGAAAAAAGTTAAAGCTTCTATCGAAAACCTGAATCCAGAAACGCGGAGGATAATTCAGGAATGCCTGCGGTTTAACGGAGGCCGTTCGCGACCGGACAAGACTGCACCTGCTATCCTCAAGGCCCTCGAAGGAAAACACGGCATGATCCTGGACGTGGGCTGCGGGCGCGGATCGTTTGGGCGAATTATTCACGCGGAATACCCTAACCGGTTCGGCGTCGACGGCGTCGAGGTCCACGGCGAATATCAAAAAGACGCATCGCGCGGCGGATACCGGAAGATTTACCGTGAAAACTATCTGGAGACGTATTTCAAGCGGCGCGGGTATCAGTTCTATTTGTTCGTCGACGTGCTGGAGCACTTTGACGTCAAGTCCGCGATCAAAGTAGTCAAGACGATCCAGCGCCTGGATAAAGAATCCACAGTTCTTGCGTCGATTCCTAACGCGCCGAAATACTGGAAACAAGACCCTGACTTCGAGAATGCGAACCCGCATGAGGCGCACCTTTTCAACTGGACCGACGAGCTTGTCGAAGCTGAACTCGGACTGAAAAAAATAGCTTCGCCGGATGGTCTCGGGGTATATTCGAACCGGCCATGAACGCCTGTATCGTAATAGCGGCGGAGGAAAATTTCCGCCCGGGGCTGACGACGCTACTGTATTCGCTACGTAAGCATAATCCGGGATTGCCCCCAGTCAAAATTGCGTCCGCCTCAATTTCAGAATTCGAAGATTGCGAAATACTGGCGGTCGATCCGTCTGAGTATAAGGGATGCGCGCCGGTCGGTAGCAGATTTACAGCAGCATGGCACAAGCTCGAAGCGTTCCGTTTGCATGGGTTTGACCAGGTAGTCTTGCTTGATTCTGATCTGCTTTGCCTGGGAGACATTTCAGAGTTGTGGGCCGAAACGTCGGCTGACATTCGCACGACACTGCTAAAGCGCGGCGTTGATTCTTCCGTGTGCGTGCTCGGGAAAAAAATCCGCGACCACTGGGTACACCACAAACTCGTCTGGTACGGACGCAACGGAAAGAGCTACGACGGAGGGGATCAGGGCGCAATCGATTCACTACTCGCGCAATTCCATTTCAAGCACAAGCCCCTGGCGAGAAAATACAGCGTACTGAAACGGATTTACAAAACGCCTCAGTGGGCGAATATTAAAAAAGACATACGGTTGCTGCATTTCGTGGGTAGCAAGAAGCCATGGAACGCCGGGCTACCCGCATCCGCTCTTGAAAGAAACGGCGGCGAGCGTGGTTACGAAGAGCTTGAAGAAATCTGGCACAGGTATCACCGCGAGGCGACCGCGTGAAATTATTTCGACATATTGACATTGAAACGTCGAACCTGTGCAACCGGTCGTGCTCTTATTGTCCGGTTTCGCTCGGGCTGCGTGGCGGTGACAAATATATGCCGCTCGCTGTGGTAGAGAAAATAGCCAGAGAACTCGGAGAATTAAATTACGCTGGGAATATCAATTCGAACATGTATAACGAGCCATTGACTGACGTCAGGCTCGCACAAATTTACAGGATACTTAAAAAGGCAGTCCCGAAATGCCGTATCCGGCTGCTTACTAACGGAGACTATCTTTCGCCGGAACGCGCGGACGAGCTTTTCGATGCGGGCCTGGATTCGATTCGAATCACGGATCATAATCCGGTGCCGAATCAAAAGCTAAAATCTAACGTTGAGGCAATCGCAAACAAATATCCAGGAAAGGACATCACACTTAACCGTCTCGAAGGACAGCTCCGCAACCGCGGCGGCACAATCAAGCATGAGGACGCGCAAGCGCCGGCTGCTGTGTGCTGGCCGCGCGGCCACTCGCGCGCATACATCGATTTTCTCGGGAACATGATCGGCTGCTGTGACGATCCATTTTCCACGAAGATTTTCGGGAACGTTGCATCCGAAAAATTACTTGACATATGGAATAGCGCGGAATACGTGCGGTTTCGTGACGGTCTTGACAGCGGGCGATATTACTATAAGTTCTGCAAGGATTGCAATTTCAACGCGGGTAAACAAATACAATGCGAATCGTAGTTGATATTGATGGAGTCGTTTGCACCGCTGCTTTTAATGACGGTCTCCCCGACTATGGGTCGGCCAAACCAATCGTAAAAATGGTGGCGAAAATAAACGATCTGTATCGCAGCGGGCATGAAATAATAATGCACACCGGTAGGCACTGGAATTTGCTCGCATTTACGCATGAGCAATTGCATGGCTGGGGGTTGCTGTATCATTCTCTGGTGATGGGTAAACCGCCGGCAGATGTTTTAATTGACGACAAATGCGTATTGCCGCAAAATTTTATTTGCAGCGAGGTTGGAGATATTGTGGCCAAAATTGATTCAGATACGCGAGTATATTTTGATCGGAATATTTCTTAATCAGACGCTCACGCGGACACGCATAACGACCAATGAGCTCGGCGGGATAACGAGTGAAGACGAGAAGCCATTTCCATGCCGCGCGGAATTAACCCGGTTCAGAGTCGCCACGGCGACCGGCGAGCGATACCAGGACGTCTGGAAAGTGTTCGCTATGCCGGGCGCGGACATCCGCGTCAACGATCGAATTATCGTAGCTGGAACATCGGGGACAGGTGGTGTACCTGATTTCTGGGTCGTCAAAAGTGCTATCGTGCAGCGTGGCTTTTCAGCCTCGCACATGGAAATTGAAGTATGAGCTCCGTCAAAAATACCATCCGCGACGGTGCCGGAAGGTTCGCTCGCAAAATACCGGCGGCTGTGCAGATGGCCGGCGCGTCGGTGGGGCTTGCGATACTGGACGACGCGGTCAACGAAGAGCCGACGCCGCCGGTCGATACTGGCCTTTTACGCGGATCGGGGTTTGTCTATTCAGCCGGAAAGCTTGTGAAGGCCGGTCCGCAGGCAGGCGTCGCGAGCAGTTTTCCCGCAGGCGGGAAGGGATACGAAATCGTGGTCGGATTCAACACGCCGTACGCAAAATACCAGCACGAGGGCTTGCAGCCAGGCCCAGGGGTCGAAACAAGCTCTGGCAGAAAAATACATCTACAGCCCGGGCCGAAATCACAACAGGCTGGAAACGTCGGAGGCCGGTTTTTGTTCGCAAAGATAGAGAAAAACAAAGACAAATACGCGGCAATTTTTGCGGACCGCCTCGGGCGCAACACGGGGATGCGATGATTTTCCATCTGCTGTACAAATTACAGACCGAATTCCCTGATCTGACGTTTGTTGCCGAGGGCGAGCTTTCGTCTGATCCGCAAAGGCGGATTGTGATTCAGTCCACCGGCGGAACGACCGCAGGGTATTCGGGTCGCGCGGACGACACCGCGCAGATCCGCGTATACGATCTCGATCAATTGCGGTGTTACAACGACGCAAAACGTCTGCACGAATACCTGAAAGAGCGGTTCCGCGTGGTGTGGGAGCCGCATCCGGTTCTCGGAAGCGGAGCCGGGCCGATAACGATCGCCAGGGTCGCTGCGCCGAACCGCCCGCAAGCGTTTGGCCGGCAGGAGCCGGACGGGTTAATGCTGTATTTATTCAACGTCGTCGTGACCTGGAGCGATAAAACGCTTGACGTTTCGACGTAGGTGAGCATTCTCAAACTGACGGCTCCCGTCCGCTTCGGCGGCGGGAGCATATCCAATCGCTGGAGAAGCGAGCACGCGCGGAGAGCGCGTTCTGAAATCAGAACGATTCCACTCTCTGAGGTGTGCAAATGTCCAATTCCTTTTTCGGTGGCCCTCTCGACTTGGGCCCCTGCAACGCACGATACGATACCGCGTCCGGCGGCGAAAACATCGATCTTGGTCTATTTGACCAGGTCACAATCCGGTTTGGCCAGGAAGTCACGGACCTTGTATCCGCTCAGACCGGTACTCGGTCTGCGGACGAGGTTATCACCGCAGGATACGCAGAGGTAGAATTCGGGCTCGCGGAAGCAACGCTTGAGCGAATCGCGGCAACGGTCCCCGGCTTCGAGCTCGAACTTGACTCTGCAAGCGAAGTTGTCGGCGCCGGTTTCGGTACAGCAATTGGTCTGCGGATGTCGTCTATCGACAAGCAGATGACCTTGATTCGCGTTTTCGACGGTATTGAATCACAAGATCCGCTCGATGAGTGCATTATTTACAAGGTTTCGTTCGTTCCGACGATCGAACTTGTATACGATGCCGCGACACAGCGTTTTTTCAACCTGATGGGCCGCGCTCGCCGCGATCCCAACCAACTTTCGCCGAGCGGTCGCCCGCTATTTCTGCGCGTCGGCGCGATGGGAATTTAATTTCAGGAGGCCCGGAATGGGCGAGACGGTTTTTAGAGCGCGTAAATCTGCCGGGGAACTGGTGATCGAAGACGCGGACGGCAATGTAAAACATTTGCCGATTCGCGTACTTGATCTCCCGACCTGGCAGGAGTACGAATTGTACAGGGGGGAGCATCTCGCTGCACAGTCCGAGCTACAGGAAGTCCAGGAGCAGATCAAAGACGAAAGTATCAAGTCGACTGAAAAGCGCAAACTGATCTCGCGCGCGAGCGAGCTCGGTTCGCAGGCTGTCAAATCTGTATACGAACAGATGCGGTTTTTCGTTGAGATCGAAGAGGACGATTTAATCGGACGCGATTTCGATCAGCTTACCCAGATGCTGGAATACATGGTCACGAAAGCATCTTCGCCCGGCGCCAAAATAAAACTCGTTGTGGAGGGTGAAAGCGAAGACGAAAAAAAGCCCGAAACCGAGAAGCCGGAAGAATCCTCTCACTGACGGAAAGGGGGATTCCGCTTTCCGCAATAATCGGTGATCGTGGCCTGTACCCCTGGGAATTCGAGGCGCTCGAACAGGCAGCGCGGGCGCGGCGGGCACTTGACCAGCTTGAACTGTACGAGGCTGTAAGTCTTTCGCATCCGGTCGACTCAAAGCAGGCGAATAAGGTTCAGAACAGGATAAATGCGATCCAGAAGCGATACAACGTTCCATTTGCATACGAGAAACTCGAAAAGAGAAAGACAATTTGGGAATTGCGGGATCAAGCATTAAAGAGGGAGAAATAAAACCAGGTGTTTGAGGTCGGTGCAATATTCGCCCGGATGATCGTCAAGGACGATTTGACCGGACAAATGAACCGTGCTGCCAGGCAGTCGACGGCTGCCACCGCCACGATGCAAGCCGGACTAAAACGTGTTGATCGTTCCGTGTCGGGCCTTTCTTCTTCGATCACTGCTTTCGGAAATCAGTCGCAAAAAACAGTCGGCGGACTGACGGAGCGTCTGAAAGTTTTTAACAATCGTCTTGAGCGAACGGAAATCGGGTCGAAAAACTTTCGGATTCTCACCCGGGAAATCAAGCAAACCCAGGGAGCACTTGACCGCGCGAAAGGTTCCGCCGGTTCACTTGCTTCCGCAATTGGCCCGCTACTGATCGGCGGCGGCGCTGCAATCGCGTTCAAATCTCTTGCTACCAATGTTCTTTCCGCGGGCGCGGAACTGGAGCAAACTCGTATTTCTTTTCAGACGTTCATGCGTGACGTTGACAAGGGAAATAAAGTCCTCAAACAATTGAATGATTTTGCGGACCGGACGCCATTCACAAACCGGCAGGTTCTCGGTGCCGGGCGAACATTGCTGGCGTTCGGACTGGAAGCGAACAAGCTCGAAAAAACACTTGAGAATCTTGGTAACGCGAGTGCTGCTACCGGTAAAAACTTTCAGGATCTTGCTGCAATTTACGGAAAGGCGATGACAGCCGGGCGAGTGCAGGCGGAGGAACTAAATCAATTCACTGACGCAGGCATCCCGATTATACGCGAATTATCGGAAATGCTCGGGAAAACTTCGGCAGAAATTCGAAGCATGGGCAGCGAAGGATTGCTCACTGCCGATTTACTGGAATCTGCATTTCAGAGAATGTCGGCAGAGGGTGGCGTTTTCGAAGACTTGATGTTGCGTCAATCCCAGACGATGGGCGGCCTCTGGTCGACAATAACTGGAAAAGTTCAAAACTCAATGGCGCGACTCGGGGAAACGCTCGGCACTGTGATTATTCCTGTACTGCGTGCATCAATCGCGCTGTGGGAAAGCCTCGGAGAAACAGGCCAGGAAATTGTGATTGGTTTGGGGCTTCTCGCGACTGGAGCCCTTGCGGCTGCCGCTGCATTTGTAGCTTTCAAAGGTCCTTTAATAGCGGTCGGTGTTGCGCTGAAAGCAGCATTCCTGGCAGCCGGCGGACTCAATCCAATCGTTATCGCTCTGACTGTAGCGATAGCTGCGCTTGCAGCGGCAGCGATCCATTTATCGAAAAATTGGGAACGCTTTTCTGGAGTGTTCCAGCCGATAGTCGAAGAGATGGAACGTTTTTCTGACGCCGCAGAAGTCGCAACCGATCAAACCGCGAGATTGCAAAAGGTATTTGGAACGGCAGATTTAGACGTATTTAATCGGAATCTCGCGGCAGCAAGTGACAGCATGACTGCATTTGGAGTTTCTTCTGCCGGAGCCCTGGAAAGATTCTCTCTGATGGAACGTGTTATCAAGACTATTTCTTCAGGAATTTTCCTTGTAATTTCATCGTTCAAAATATGGGGGATGCGCATCGAACAACTTCAAGCGCAATGGGATATTTTCGGACAAAGAGCAGGATTACATCTCGATATAATCGGGAAAAAATTAACAGACCCTCTGAATTGGGATAAATACAACAGACAATTAGAGCATGGCCTGCTGGGCATCTCAATAAATACGATGGAGGATTTCGAAGAGCAGATCAACGGTGCGCTGGCATCGCAGATGTCCGGTTATCTCAAGATATGGGCAGCAGGAATAGAGGAACAAGAAAAAATCGTCAACGAAGGCATGGTTGCAACAAACGCTGTTGTTAGCAATGGTATGGATCGCGCCGGAAAGACTATAAAAGAAAAAACGCGTGGTTGGGTTGATCCTGTCGTCATGGAGTTTCGCAGGTTAAAAGACGAAACGTTAAAGAACTTCGCAGAGATGCGCGGAATAACAAGTCTGAGCCTCGAAGAGATGCTCGATGACATTGATTTTTTTGTACAGAAAATGCAGGAAAAAATATCGTCCGGCATGGGCGGTGTAGGTGCCGGCACTGGAATTTCGTCACAGGTTGAAGCACTCAGGGAAGAACTGGCCGCGCTCGGAACTGGCCCGGATCTCACCGCGCTATTCCAGCGAGCCGGGAAACAGGCGGCGTCCACGTTCTGGGATTCCGCATCAGTTGGCGGTTTGCAATCCCAGATAAATTTCGTTCAATCTGCGACGGCGATTTTCGAGAAACTTCTGTCGACCGTGCAAGATTTAATGGAGTCGTCGTTTCAGGTAGCTGCAAATAATATCCAGAGCACGGCAAACCAGTTTTCTTTGTTCGCCGATATATTCACGACGCAATGGAACAGGCAGAAAGAACGCGAGCTTGAGATCCTCGAAATGATCGAGGACCAGAAAATAGAAGCCGTTCGCCGCGCGACGTTCGAAAGGATCGGTATAATAGACGCGGAATTCGCGGCCCGTAAAGCGGCTCTTGAAGCGGAACTTGCCCAGCAATTACAGAATATCGAGACAGAGCGCATCGCACGCGGCGAGCAGGTAGCAGAAAAAGCCCAAACTCAGGCGCAGGAAGTCGTAGACCGTGGCATTGTAGACGAAGACGCGCGAAGTCAGGGAGAACTTGCGCAAAAGGAACACGAAGATAAGCTCCGAAATTTGCAAAAAGAGAGTACAGATAAGACTCGCATTCAGGAGCAAATAAACGTCGATATTGTCCGCAAGGCCGAGGAAGACAAGGCCAAAGCAGTCGCTGATTTCAACGCACGCAAAGAGGCGGAAGGAAAACGCAACGCGAAAGTTAGGGCGCTCATTGAATACGGACTGGAACTGAATGCTTTCCGTATTTCGCAGCAAAGAGCCCGCGCGGTTGCGGCACTGAATTATGCTCAGGGGCTCGGCGGCGCAGTTGCAACCGGCCTGCAATTCGGCCCAGCCGCCCTGGTTGTGATCCCGACTTTGATCGGACTGGCCACGGCGTCGTTTGCGGCGTCTCAGGCGGTGATAGCTTCGACACCACCGCCGCTACCCCCGGCGTCACTGTTTGCCCAGGATGGCGGTGTGCTTATGGGTCCGCGGCATTCGCAGGGCGGCGTCAGTGTAGAGGCAGAGGGCGGCGAGGCTTTCCTGTCGCGGGGCCTGACGCGAGACTTGAGCAATTTTATTTCGGCTCCGCAAGAGCGGCCCGTATTCGCCGCCGGCGCAATCCAGTTGAACTTTTACGGAATCGAGGGCGCGGAAGAAATTGCAGAGAAGGTTGACGAGGCAATTGCCGCACGAATGGAGGGCCGCACGTTTTGAGCACGATACGCCTTGTAAATGCGGAGGACGAGATCAGTCTTGACCTTGCCGGAGGGGTGACGGACATCCTGGGTGCTCAGGTCTCTGTGTCTTCGTTTCGACTTTCCGCGTACAGCCCCCGGATCGATCCACAGCCGCGGCTCGGAAAAGCGGGCGGCGTAGCTACCGGAGACGGGTTTGTCGGCGCAAGGCAGCTCGATCTCGGGCTCGACGTGACGATTGTCGAAGCCAGCGCAGTTTCGTACAGGGATTTTGCGGCCTATTTTCTCGGATTTTTCCGGTTCGAAAACGGGCCGGCATACGTCTACGACGATCAAGACGCGATTCCGTTTTCCGCAAGAATTCCAGTACGGGCGCAAGTGGAACTTGAAAACGAGGATTTGAAAACCGATTCGAACACCGAGGGACTTGTGATGCGCGGCGTTGTGAAACTCGTTCATATTGATGGCCTCTGGGAAGATCAGGACCCCGTGGAGTACTCGTCCGGCTCGGGCGGAATCTCAGACACAGACACGTTTCAAATCACAAACGACAGCAGTTTCGAAGCTTACCCGGTTATAACACTGACGGCGCTTGACGCGAATTCTCTATTTCGTTTAACAAATATCGATACCGGTTTATTTATGGAAATCGGTTCATCTGATTTTACAACCGGTGTGGCGATGGAAATTTCGTCCGTCACGGGCCGGATCACGATCGGCGGAAGCGATATTTCCGCGACTTCACTCGGCGAAGGTTCGAGTTTCCTTTCTCTTGCGCCTGGCACGAATAATTTTCAGTACTCGTCTGCGTTCGGGTCGGTCGGCCTGGAATTGGAATTCCGTAGAAAATGGCCACGGTAACAGTAAATAGAACGTCAGCGGCACTTGGCTCACAAATATTCGGCGAGGAACTACTCGGCGGCGAGACAGACGATTTTATCGTAAACACGTACCCGACGATTACGACGCGCGGTCGGGCAACGCTGGGCTGGGGTTATGCAGGCGCCAGGATATTCCGCAAAGGTTATCCGTGGACGCCGTTCACGAAAACCGCAATTTCGGGCGCTGCCATTTCTTCGATCGTTCTGACTTCATCGTCCGGCGCGATCCTGGGCCGGATACGGTCAGACATAGAAAAAACGATTCTACGCAGTATTTCTTTTACGCTTGACGAACATGGATGCGCTGATTTTGAGATGGTCCTTAACGCGCTCCCGGATTTTCCGTTGTTGCCGCTATCGATTATTCAGATCAACGTCGGCAACACGGAATTTGACTGGTACCGCGGAATCGTCGAAGAGGTGCCAGAGGAAGGAACGGCGCGCGGATCGTACACGTTCAAAGGATTCGGCTTGCGCAAGACTCTTTCGCGCGTAGTCGGAACCGGAACTTACCCGGCAGCAACCGACGTTGGCTTGATCGTTGCCGGGATCGTCGAAGACATCGTAGCGCCCAACACAAATATCGGATTTAACACTGGAAAAATAGACACTTCCACGGGTATTTTCACGGTGCAGGAACAGGTTATCCAGGAAGCCGACATTCAGAAGCTGATGGACTCGTACGCGAAAATGGCGAATGCGCGGTGGGGAGTGGACGGTGACGGCGATTTCTATTTTGAGACCCGCGACACGGTTATCGTGAAAAACTGGATAGCAGGCTACGACTTCCAGAGCTTCGATCCTGCGCTTGATATTCAGAACATCTACAACCGGATAAAAGTAACTCGCAAATTCAATTCCACGGAATCGGGATGGACGATCGGCGCAATTTCTAACGATCTCAGGTCACAGGCGAAATATGGAATCAAGGAATTCAATCAACAATTACTCGGGGTATACTCGGACGACGATTGCCAGATCGTGGCCGACACACTGCTTGCGGAATTTTCTGAACCGAAATTTGCGGCGAAGGTAAAGCGGATTCCGATTAGGACTGTCTCTGATTTCATTGAGCGCGGTTTCCATCGTTTCGTCGCGCCCCCGTCTGAATATCGTGCCGAAGTCCAGGATTGCGACGATGCGGACGATTGGGACAGCGACGCCACGAGCGCGGACGATCTTGTCCACTCATTGAATACGAGTCTTTTCGTTTCGGGCCTGGGGTCGATTCAGATGTCATGGTCGGACGCGGACGGCGCCTCGATCGTTGCGCCGATCACTGCGATCGGCAAAATTCAGAAAGTGCGCTGCTGGATCAACGGCAACCGTCAGGGATTGCTCGTCCGCCTGGGAATCGGGTTCGGATCATTCACACAGTACCAGAAGCTCATTGCCTTTGACGTTACCGGAGCTTTCTTCCCTGTAGAATTCGACGTTTCGGCGGAGAATATTTTCGCACTGAACCAGGTCGGGTTTACCGTCCTGGATTCTTCGCAGGCGACGACGGTTCTGATCGATCGAATCGAACTTGACATAGTAGGCGCAAAGCACTACGAAATGGAACTGACAACATCTCGCTACACTCTTGAGCCGAACCGGCAAACAGCGGACGCCGAGTTTGGGCCGCGCAAAAAGATACTGCATGATTACGTGGCGGAAGTGCTCGCGCGCGCGGAGGAAAATAGAGTGCTTTCGGAGAAAACATCATGAGCGACTACAGATATAATTCACTGACCGGGACATTCCAGCCCGAAAACATTACGGACGAAGAGCACACAGTCGAATTCTGGCCGGAAATGAACGCGTACGGCATCAAGCTTGAAAACGGAGTGCAGCTCACAAACCCGCGCACTGTCACGATAATCAACGCTGATACGATGGCCGCATTTACAGAGCAGACCGCGCGAATCGCACCGAACGCCGGGCAATTCTGGGTCGACTACGACGCCGCGACGTTTGGCGGAACATCTCAGGTGTTTTTCAATCCAGCCGACGACGGGACGAACGTTCTTGTGTCGTATAAATCGCTGGGGGATATATTGCGGGTTGATTTTATATCGCCAGTAATTCAATCGCTTTTTCAAAATATAAAGCAATCTTTTTATTTTAATTGGTTTGAAGCGACACCAGCAGAAGCGAACAACTGGAGATCGGTCACGTACGGCGACGGTCTATTTGTCGCTGTCTCAGATGGCGGAACGAACCGCGTCATGACTTCGCCGGACGGAATTACGTGGACTGCGCGGAGCGCTGCCGAAGCTAATGAATGGCTCAGTGTCACGTACGGCGACGGTCTTTTTGTTGCTATTTCGGATGACGGAACGAACCGCGTCATGACTTCGCCGGACGGAATTACGTGGACTGCCAGAAGTGCAGCAGAAGCGAACAACTGGAGATCGGTCACGTACGGCGACGGTCTATTTGTCGCTGTCTCAGATGGCGGAACGAACCGCGTCATGACTTCGCCGGACGGAATTACGTGGACTGCGCGGAGCGCTGCCGAAGCTAACGGATGGGTCAGTGTCACGTACGGCGACGGTCTTTTTGTTGCTGTCTCCTTTAGCGGAACGAACCGCGTCATGACTTCGCCGGACGGAATTACGTGGACTGCGCGGAGCGCTGCCGAAGCTAACGGCTGGCTCAGTGTCACGTACGGCGACGGTCTATTTGTTGCTGTCTCCTTCGACGGAACGAACCGCGTCATGACTTCGCCGGACGGAATTACGTGGACTGCGCGGAGCGCTGCCGAAGCTAATTTGTGGTCTGACGTAACGTACGGGAACGGCTTTTTTATAGCTATAAATACAAACACATTTCGAGGCATGATTTCAGAAGATGGAATTTCATGGGATGCAGTTCAATTGCCAGAATTGGGAACGCAATATTTCAATACAAATTACGGGAACGGCAAATTTGTAACTGTCGGGGCCTCTATCGCGGCGGCATCTTTGATCGCTCTTGAAAGCTAACGGGTTTAAAAATGTCCTACACGTATTCAAACAAGCGCGTCCATCCTATAACTGGCGCAATCTCCGGTCGCACGATTGAGCAAGAACTAACCGTTGCAGAGCTGGACGAGCTTCCGGGCGTCTACGGCGTCCAGCTATTGGACGGAATAATACAGACCACTCTGACAGTAACAGAGAACGTCACAGGCGGCTCTGTATTCGTGCAGGTTACTGAGCCACCGCTGGCCGGTCAAGTCGCCGTGCGATATACCAGCGGAATTTCTCCGCGCGGGCTGTTGATATTCAACGTGGCGGACGACGCAACCAACGTTCTTGTAGAATACGAAGGCGCTGGCACGGTGTCGAACCTGGAGAACATCACGGCGCTTGCTTCTGCGGCGGCGGTTGACGAAGTGAACGCCGTCGTGCCTGGTGAGGTCACCAGTCAGCTTGCTACAATAATATCAAGCGACAGCGTTTTGTGCGACACGATCGGAACGACAACTGGAGGCTGGGGCTCAACAGACACAAAAGTCGTCAGATTTACTAACGTCACAACGACCGGCACCGCCGCGACCGGTGCGTCAACCGCTGCGAACGGGACAACGATAACGGTCAACACAACCGGCCTGTATCACGTCACGGGCGTTTGCCGGTACGGGGTATCCGGTTCGCCCTCCTTGGTGATCACTGTAAACTCGTCAGATCTGACGTCTGACCCGTTCCAGACCTCAATCAACGGCGGCAGATTGTATTGGCAGCACGAGGGGTCCACTGGGCTGCGAAATTCAACGACAATTTCGGGACTGCTATATTTGACAGCAACGGATGTTGTTCGGCTGCACGGTGCCGGAACAACCCAGGCGCTACACGCTGACTGGCGTTTTGAATTGCGACCGATTTTTCTGGGGTAAGAAATGACGATCACCGAAAAGACACGCGTATCCGTTTCGCTCCAGATTCTCGCGGTTGTTATGTTGGGGCTGGGCGGCTGGTTCATGCGCGTCGAGATTTCGACGTCTATATCAGAATTACGCGCGGAAAATATGCAAGCGCGGGCCGAGGATCGGGCTATTTCTGCCGGCCAGTGCCTGCTGATTAAAGAGCTTGCGGCAGAGGTTGCACCGGAATTCCGCAATCGCGAATTGTATAAAGCGGTGGATTGCGGCAATTTCGCAATTCAGCGCGCAGATTTTGATTTTGCGGAATTAGAACGGACCGGGAATTCCGGCAGAAAAATTGTTGACGGTTTTTATGGCCCGTGAATTATCCTGACTATCGAAATAGGAGATAGTATATGGATTTTACAATTCCGAGTGATGCGCATTCAGTTTTTGAGCCTCCGAAGAAACGAGGCCCGAAGCCTTTGAGCCCGGAAGAAAAAGCGCGTCGAAAAGCGGAGCGCGAAGCGGCGAAGTCAGCCAATCCGGCGCAGGCTCCGAAGAAAAGAGGGCGGAAGCCGAAAGCCGAAAAGAGCGTATCAAAAACAAAGCGCGGTCGCAAGCCGAAAGTCGCCGCCGAATCTGTTCCGGTCGATCCGGCAAAATCGGAATGGCCGGGCCTGACGATGTGGATTCTGGTCGGTCTGTACAATTTCCTGGGGCGCCGGATTGCGGCGTACACGAAATGGCAGGACGCCCGGGGGATCGCAAAGGCCCGGAAGCTCCAGTCGCGCCAGG